GTACGCAAAGCCTTGAGGATTTCAGCGTCCTTCTTCTCGTCAAACACAGGAGAAATACCAGCGTCAACATGATCCGCCCACCACTGTTCGACCTGTGCGACTTTCTCAGCGAAGTCGGGATAACGCTCAGACACCTTGAACTCAACCGTGATCGTGTTCTTGATGTTGGGAACGAACTTGGAAGGATCAGCGTAGTCCTTCTCCTCAAGGAAGGAAGCTACCATGATTACGTTATCCACACCGAGCAAATAAGCGTAGAGAGCCGCCTGTAAAGCGTAGTATTCGGGAGCGTCATTCTGCCAGTCCTCGATACGCTTGGTGGTCTTCATTTCGAGGACGGTATCGACCTTGCCCTCCTCGTCAACACCGAGGTAGTCCCACATACCGCCGAGGTGAGGACTGTCGGGGAAGAAGTCACCCCAAGTCTTGTTGAAGTAGTCAGCTCCGTAGCGGTCAGTAGGAGTAATCAAGTCCATGCCGTAGGACTTCTTCATGTACTCCGCCTGTTTGGGTTCGATGGTTTTACCAGCAATCGTGTAGATCGTGTCCTCGAAGGGAAGCTCGAAGGTCTTGGTGATTGCACACCACATTTCAAATGCGGTAGACCAAGGGTTCAAGCCGAGGATTGTGGCGAAGCGAGTACCAGTGATCTTCTTGGTACGCTTGGGAGGGGTAATCTGCAAGCGATTACCTTCAAGCCATTTCAGATCAGCCATTATTCGTTACCTCCTTCCAACATTGCGGTGATACGAGTGATAAGGGTTTCACAGTCCGCCTTGGAAATCACGGTGAAACCGTTGGTCTGCACTGCGATCTGAGCGATCATTTCCTCCTTGGAAGGATCAGCGTCCTTGAGCTTCTTCAATACCGCTTTCAGACCCTTGATCTGCAAGGGAGTAGCGTTATCTGCCGGAGCAGTCAACTCAGCCTTGACTTCCTGTCTCTGTTCGGGGGTAGCCGGGGGAGCTTTGGGAGCTTCGGTGGTAGGTGCGCTCACAGGCTTGCCAGCGTTTGCGTCAATACCATCACTCTCGCAAATGTCGAGTGCGATCATATACAGGTAACGGCGCATATAGGTGATGGAGCTTCCGAGAGCCATCATTTCGTTGGTAGCCTGTTTACCAGCATTGGAGACGATGGGAGCGATCTGATTGAACGGAGATACGAAGCAGATAGTCTCCTCCGGGTTGTCAGTATTGACCATCGTCATGGTGGCGGTGTCAGCGGTGAAATTCACCACAGGGATAATGCCGACCTCACCGAAAATACGAGTGGCGGTGGGAACAATGTCTTCCAGCTCGAAGTATTTGAAGGACAGGTGCATATTCTTACCAGTCTTCTTCACGTCAGCTTCGAGGAACATTGCTCTTGCCTTGAGCAACTTCTGATAGACATTCATTGCGGTGGTGTCCGGGGTTTCGGTTTTCTTAGCAGTAGCCATTTTTTTGCGTCCTCCTTTGGTTTTCTTTTCGGGCTTCACACCCAAAAAATCGTTAATTCGCTTTTTTGCCATTTCGATGTAGAAGGTCTTATCCACATCAGCAATGCTCAAGCGGTTGTCGTTGTCGATAATGCAGTGTTCCGGGAGCATTTCGATCTTGGCGGTAGCGTCATTCTCAGCCTTGACCTTAAAGAGCTTGCCGTAACGCTCGTCCTTGGAAGCGTAGACACGGTTCACCTTTTGCACCGGGACTTGCTCACCATCGACAAGGTGATAGGCTTCACGATACTTTGCGCCAGCTTTGGCGATCATTTGGAACTGGAAAATATCGTCACACCCATTGATGGTCTCCTCTACAGGAGTACCGCTGACGAAGTACTCTTTCAGAGCGGTAGCCACGATACAGGCATTGTTATTGATGTTGAATGCTCCGGCTGGTGCAATACCTCTCACCAAATAACCACCTTTTGACTTCGCTTTTCCGTTGGACTGTACTTCGATGTAGTTGTTTACGTCCTTCTGTGCGATCTTGACAACAGCGTCCTCCTCAAGCTCGAAACCAGTTCGGGACTGCCATTCGTCACAGATTTCGTCCAGCTTCGGAAGGTCTTTCCGGCTACACTCGACCATGATACCGTCAGTGTTGAGCTGTACGATTTTCAGCCCCGGAATGTCAGCGTAAAGGTGCTGTGCCAGTTCCAATAGGAAAAGCTGTCCTGTGATACATACCGAGCGTCCCATAAGAGGATCAAAGAGGTCGTTGTACTTGTTCAGCAACGCACCGTAAGTGGTGTTCACAACGAGCTTGAGAGCGTTTGCAGTAGCCTTATCACCGCTCGCCTTGGCTTTCATTCGGGTTTCCAATACGTCAATGAAAATCTGAGCAGAAGGAATGTTCCGGGACGTGTACCCACACAAGGTCATGAGGTGAGGATAGTAGCTCGCCACGTCTTTGTTGCGGATCACACGATCCTCGGACTCCTCGAAGAAGTAGTTCGGGATTGCCGCATGAATACCGCCATACCCAACGACACCGGGACATCCACCAATGGAGAACGTCTGCTTATCGCTGAATAGCTCCTTGTCGGAGATCGTAGGGTCATACATTCGGTCAAAGAAATCGAAAATCTCTTGAGGAATGTACTCGCGTCTCAAATTCTCCGGGTACACATATTTTCGTTCATCATCATGGGGTTGGGCGGACGCTTTCAACAGTGCCGCAGTCAGTTTGGCATTCGTCATACCCATTGCCTTAACTTCGTCCAATCCGGCGAGCTTACCAATGTGCATTTTGTTCTTGAGGTAGTCCCGGCGAAGCTCCACGAGCTTGGCAGTGGTGTCAACGTCATGCTTACAGTAGAACACCGTTTCTTGCAGTTCAGCTTCCGTCAAAGCACGATCAATGTCGAATGGGACGGTTGTCTCCTCCACAGAGAGACCCAAGTGACCTTCGATTGCCTTGAGGGACAAGCCCATCTGCATATCGTCCTTAATATCCACGTTGTTGAAACGGAAGTAGAAGTCACGGAGCATAGGACACTCCCAACCTTGACCGCCGCCGATAATGAAGTCATTGACCTGTTTGATCTCCTCCGGGGATAACCCACAGCATATAGCCTTGATGATGAACTGGTCGTAATGCTTCGAGTTAAATCCAACGTAGACATTATCTTCGGAAATACATTGCTTGATCGCTTCGGTGTCATTGTGAACGACTGTGTATGCCCCGGTCTCTGTGTCCTTGAACACCACCAGCCAGTCCTTGCAAAACACCTCCACGTCATAGATAATTAGTCTCATGCTGTGTCCTCCTCAACGAAGTAGCAACCGTTCTTTCGATAAGTCGCACACCTCTTTTTGTAGGACTTCACGAGGTAGGCGATATTGTCCACGAAGTCATACGCAATGGGATCGGTCTTGCCCTCAAAAGTACGAGCAATTCTGCCTATACTCTGAGTAATAACTGCGTAGTCTTTCTGTGGGGTGGTGAGGAACAACCTCTCCAAGCGAGGAATGTCGAGACCTTCCTTTGCCAGTGAGTAGGTAGCAAACAGATACTTTTTCTTCCCGGTTCGCATATCCTCGATTGCCTGTTCTCGTTCTGCCTTGCCTTTTTTGGTAGTCATTTTGCCGCTCACCATTACAGCGTCTTTCCTCATGTGCGCTGGTAGCCAGTTCATCATGTGTTCCAAGTGATCGAGACGGTCTGACAGGATCAGACAGCTCTTACCCTCGTTGAGCTTGATGGTGTTGACAATGACTTCCTCCCGGCTTAGATTGCTTGTAAGGTAGGTAATGAGCTTGGCATAGTTCAGCGTACCGTCTGTGTTGAGACAAGCTCTGCTGACTTCCACACCAGTGGCAACCGGGAGAATGCCTACCTTCATGATTTTGTCACCTACAGCTTCATCGGGAACGGTGTAAACCACTTGTCCGAGCAAAGCGTAGGTGGCGGCGATCATACCGTCAGCCCTATGGACTGTGGCAGATAGCCCTATTTTGTGCCTTGCCGACAGACTGTTCAGTACCTTGTAGAACTGTGTCATAGCGGTAGGTGTCCCGGAGCAACGGTGACATTCGTCCACGATGATTACGTCCCAAAGGTTCTTATATTGTGGTAAGTCGAGCTTGCACATGGTCTGTATCGTGGCGAAAGTGATACCGCTTCCGATGTTGACCTTGCCCTCAGTGATTATGCCGATCAGACTCTTGTCCATATATAGCTCCGCACGATCCTTACTCTGTCGCAACAGGTCTATCGTGTGGGTGAGCCATAAGGCACGTTTCCCGAACTTTTTCACTAAAGCGATACCCATTTGAGTCTTACCGCTTCCGGCTGGACTTTGCAGAATACCGTACTGGTGAGCCGCCACAGCGTCCACAGCCGCCTTTTGATAGTCATAGAGTGGAACTGCCTGTCCACCGTAAGAAACCTCGTCAGCGGCGGCGAAATCGCTCAAGAAGAACGCTTCATTCTTGATAAAGTCCGGCAAGGATCGTAGCGTCCCGAAGGGAAGGATCAGAGTGTTGCCCCTTTGCTCATACAGAGATAGCGTTTTCGGGGTGTCACCCAGCCACAAGTGCATACGAGCCTTTTTCGCATAGTCCGGGTTTGAGAGCGTGAGATTTTTCTTGCACCACATCAGCGTTTCCGCCGAAGGGTTATCGACTGCAAGTGTGTTAGAGACTGTGACAATCACTTCTTTTTCAGCCACTTCTCAAGAGGAGTTCCGTACTCACGAAGCTCAAGCTCATTCATGTAGGACTGTGTAGCCCTCAGAACTTTCACAGTGAAGTGAGGGATCATGACGATCTGTTCTCCGATAAGTACTGCGAACCAACCTTCGCCGTTGCCTGTGGATTTCCACAGCTCCATAGATAGGTCTTGGTTCTCCTCCATACGAGAGAGCGCAAACCCTCTGACACTACATACCTTGCAGTCGATAAGGTACGTCTTGCCGTTTCGGGCGGCGATCACGTCCGCTGGTTGTCCGTCTTGGTTCTGAGCAAAGTTGTGTACCCAAAACCCTTGCTCGAAAAGGATTTCGCAGAAATCAGACTCGAAGTCATTGCCGATCTTCTTATTAGTCATAGTCCTCGTCCTCCTCTCGGTAGCGATCCAATTCTTCCATGAGACCTCGGAAGTACTCAGCCGCTTCGTGACCCATGTGTTCCTCAATGAGATAAGCGAAATCTCGCTCGTCAAAGAGGGTTTCACACTTACCGCCCTTGATCTCAATTACCTGTGGCATGGGACACCTCCTCGTAATAAGCCATCAGCTCAAGAATGCTGGTAGAATACTTGGTGCTTGTGATACCGTCATTCCATGCTTTTCTCGCACCGTAGTCCCCCATGTTGTAAGCCATCAAAGCCTTACCGTAGTCACCTTCGTACTTCTCGATGTAAGAAGAAATAATGGTGATCCCACAGTAGACATTCTGATAAGGGTTCAGCATATCGGCACAGCGGTGTTCAGCTTCAAGCCAGTCATGGTTCACTGAGTTGATCTGCATGAGACCGTAGTCTTCGGTGGAGCTGATAACTTCGGCATTGAACCGACTCTCGTGGTCGATCATAGCCATTACCAACGTCACAGGGACGTTCTTGTCAGCGCATATCTCGTAGATATACCTCTGCAAGTACTCGGACAACGGTACGTCATACAGGAAAACTTCTGCGTTCTCCGGGAGCTTGTCTGACTCGTACACCGGGACTTCTACTGTATCGGTGAGAGTAATTGTCTCGGTTTTTACTACTTCCGGGGCAGAGACCCTACCTATGAAGAACCCGGCAATACTGCCGATCATAACCACCACTACCAGCATTGCGTATGCTCGAATAGTAGCTATTTTGTTTTTGCGTTTTCTCTGTTGTTCTCTACATTGCGTAGCCATCTTTGATAGTCCTCCTCATTTTTCGGGTCTTTGTAGAATGCTTCCAAAATCCCCATCAGTGGTCGTGCGAGGTCAGATATTTGTGCGTCACTGAGACTTACGCTCGGACTCACGTTCATTGAGAATTTTGTCGCATTCATCGAGAACTACCTTTGCCTTGGGGTAGGTATAGACCCCTCGAATGATACTCGACATTTCGGGCGGCTGAACTGTGATACCTCGCTTACGCAGTTCAAGGATCATATCCACCTGTTTGATACCGAGCTTCTTCATTCGCTCTTGAACTCGACTCATTAGAATTTCCTCCTTCCTTAGTTC